CTCCGACGCCAGACCCGATGAAGCGCACCCGGTCGTTCGACACGACCGGCGGCACGATGCACATCACGCAGGCGATCTCTGAAACTGGATTCGGCATCCTCGGGCAAACGCCACCGTCCCAGTTCAACGCCATCAACGTCGACGCCAATGGCGTCAACGGCGTCGACATTGTCGTGCCGCAACTCCAGTGGCAGGAGAGCTATGACGTTCCGTCTGCGTACGTGACAAACACGTACATCCGCATCCTGGCAACGCTGACAGGCACGACGAACAATGCCACCTTTCGTGGACTCGATGCCGGCGAAGTTCTCTTCATGGGCTGCACCGGGTCGCACGAATGGGACTCTCAAAAGGGCAACGGCCCATGGTCGCTGACCTACAAGTTCGCCGCCTCGCCGAATGCAGGAGGCGACGGCAGTTCAGTCCCTGCCATCACGATCGGGCCGATCATGGGCGTCTCCAAGAAGGGCCATGAATATCTTTGGGTCCGATACGAAGACGCAGTCGGGTCAAGCGAGCTTCTCAAGAAGCCGAAGCACGTCTACGTCAACAAGGTCTACCGAGACGGCAACTTCTCGCTGCTCGGCATAGGGACGACATAGCCCATGTCTCGCCCCGACGGACGCATTGAGCCGGGCCAGCCGCTACGCTCGGCGATCAGTGCCCGTGCGTGGAATCGCGCCCAGGACGCCGCCGATCTGGTGCTCGGGCAGCAAGGCGGCATCACGGCCGGCACCTCGGCGGCGGTGCCACGGCCTTATACGTGGGTGCACTGCAAGCCGAGCGTCACCGTCGCTCGCTGGGGCATCGTGGCGATCACGGGCGTCGAGGTCACGCCGACGTCTGACAGCAACGCTACGGCGACGAAGACGTTCGAGGATACGCCGGTGCTCACGGGCGGCACGCCGAGCGACACGACGACGGCCTGGGGCGTGGCGGTGGAGCCGATCGAGAGCGGCAAGATTGGGCGGGTGGCTGTGGCGGGTGTGGTGCAGTGCAAGGTCGAGGTGACGGCTGCCGACGACCAGTACGTGCAATGCAAGAGCGGCGGGCTGAAGACGGGCTCGAGCGGCGAGGGGCTCGTGCTGTGGAAGGATGGCGGCACCGGCAGCGGCAAGTGGGCGATTGTGCGGCTGGGTGCTGGTGGTGGCGGCATCGTCCGCGGCACGTTCACGGCACCGTGGGCGAAGGGCAGCACGAAGACGGTGGCCGACGCCGTGACGTCGGGCAAGAGTTACTCAGACGTCAAGAACTACTTCGCGGCCGTAGGTGGCACCGGCACAAAGGCTTGTGCGATCGCATACGTTGGCAACGAGTGGATTCTGATTGCAGCGGAGTGCTGACATGGCGATGCTAGGCGGCGAGTGTTCGGAGTGCTGCGGTGGGTGGTATTGCTGTGCACTTGATGCCTGTGCAATTGCTGAAAGTGTGTCTGTTACGATTGACACTCCATGTGAAGGGGATTTAGTCGGCGCAAGCAAGCAATTTACGCAGTGGGGCACTTCCGATGTCTTGTATCAAGGTGCAACTGGCCCAGGGTACTACAGATACAGGCAAACTATTGTGCCGGTATCGGCTTTTAAGGGTACGCACCAGCTAACCCTACAGCCAACAGACCCGTTAAATCCTAGACTTGCTTCGTGGTCAAAAAACGTTACGGATTCGGCTGGCGGAGTAACTTCGCTTCGTGTTGAAATCGGAGTTTCCGCCCAAGGCGGAGGCGCACTTTTGTTTTTTATTCAATACCCCAATTATGGGTGGTCAAAAAACACGCTCAGCGATTCACTCAGTTTTAAGACTCTTGCGCAAATGCCAAACGCCGCCATGTGTTTTGATCTCGAGCATTCGCCAAATCCAAACCAAGGTGAGTGGGAATGCTACAACGTTGACTCATATGGTTTTTCTGCTGGCTGGTCTTTTAGGTGCCAACTTGATGCGCCGTTTTCAGCGAACACGGAGATACGCTCGCGGCAAGTCTTTTATACCGGAGTAAACCTTGTATGGAGTTGCCCGTTTAGCAGCACGGTAACAATTCAGGCGCAATGAGATGGCGTGCTTTCAGCAAAAAGATTTACAGCCATTAGGCATAAATCAGACAAACCTCGGCACGTCCTACGCCACGCTCGCCGAGTGCCTCCAAGCCTGCAAAGAAGGCGCCTGCTGCGAAGGCACGACGTGCAGCATCAAGCCGCAGTGCCAGTGCCAGGGGGCGGGGAAGACGTTTAAGGGGGTAGGGACGACGTGCAGCCCGAATCCGTGCGCCGTCCAGTGTTCATGCCCGGCTGGCTCAGAAACAACTGGTGCCAGGCCGTCCGCAATCCACATTCGAGCTACGTTCTCTTGCCCGTGCTACACGGCAATCCTTACCACTGCTAGCGCGACAGGACTCAAATACATCGACTGCTTTGAGTCGGTGTCGTTTACGCAGGACTACACGCTCTCGGCGTACGCTAGCGAGGCGTGGAGCGGATATCGCTACGCCGGCGCAGCGACTCCAGGCAACTCGCTCCAGGCTTTTCTGGCAATCACAACTACGGGCGGGACTGTTCTCAATACGCTTTCGTCAGCAGGCGCGAGCCTGTCGCAGTGCCAGTTCGTTTTCTGGCTGTCTGGAATACAAAGCGAAATCTCTGTGCCAGCTGGCAGGCAGTTAAACGGCCTTACGCAACTGGCGGCGTTTTCTGGAACAGCGTCGTGGGGGGAGCTTGTTAACGGGTACTGCTACAGCGCAGGCAGCGGCGCCGCTTCCGGTGTAGGCCAAGACTTTTCCGGCGGCTTCGGGTTAGTTGTCAACGAAACAGACCCAGACTACACGTCGCGTGCCTTTTCGTGCTATTTCTCCATTATCGGTGCTGAATGAGTGCCGTGTGCTTGTATGACAAGAGTGGCAAATGCACGGCGTGCGGTCGCCGCTCAGCCTGCGTAACGTGCCTGCGCGAATGCGTTATCTCATCAACTGGGCATGAGCCGCCGCCAGCGCCGCCCGCCGTCCACCCATCCGGCTGCACGGCCGGTGCTGAGCTCAAGCGGCTGCTCGCCAATGTCGGCATCACAGCCACGCCAGACTGCGCGTGCAACGCCCGTGCCGCCGAGATGGACCGCCAGGGCTGCGACTGGTGCGAGGCCAACGTCGACACGATCGTCGGCTGGCTCCGCGAGCAGGCCCAGGCCCGCGGGCTGCCGTTCCTTGACGCCGCCGGGCGGATGCTTGTGAAACGGGCGATCCGCAACGCGAGGCGGAACTCCCCACCCCCCGCCGAATCCGCCTCGACTGCCGCACAATAGCGGCATGGCACGGCGACGCTCACGGACGGTCTACATCGGCGGCGAGCGGTGGAAGGTCACCAGGGCCGCCCGCCTACGGAAGAACTTCGGCGAGTGCCACTACGTCACGAAGACGATCCGCATCTGCTCTAGCCTTCGCGGGCTTGACCTCATGGATACGCTCATCCATGAGGTGATCCACGCTCGGTGGCCCGACCTCTCGGAAGAGGCCGTCGAGGAGGTAGCGACCACGCTCGCCGGCATTCTTGATGCGGAGGGATTCGTGCATGGGGACGACATCGTCTGACGCCGTGGCAGAGATCGTGGCCCGGCTGCCCGTCGAGAAGCCGAAGTCGTGGGAGCATCGCGTCGATCCCAAGCACCACGACACGCTCGGCCAGATCAAGGCCGCCTACCACGCCGGGCGATTCGGCCACAAGAAAAAAACGGCAGCGGAGACGATCGCAGCATGGCTCCGCGAGCAAGGGATCTCGACCGTCGGCTACCAAGGAGTTTTGGAATGGCTCGCAAAGTAGTCGACGAGATCGCCGCCAGCGTGGCGACGGCCGAGCAACTGGCCGCCGATGCCGAGCTCGCCCGGCTGCGGGCTGAGTTGGCGTCGACCAAGAGCCGCTACAAGGCGGCCCTCGCCCAGATCGACCGCGAGCGTGAGCGTGCCGACGCCATGCTCTCGCTCCAAGGGCTCGAGGCCCGGCGGCTGCCAGCGTCCACGGCAGCGAAAAGAAAACGGCACGCCGCGTCGATGGTCGTCCTACTCTCGGACATTCACTGCGAGGAGACGGTGCGGCCCGAGACCGTGAACGGGCTGAACGAGTTCGACCTAGACGTGTGCGAAGCCCGGCTGGCGGAACTGCAAGAGCGATTCATGACGATGCTCTCGCACGAGCGGACGCTCTGCGACATCGACCGTGTCGTCATCTGGCTCGGCGGCGACCTCATCAGCGGCATGATCCATCCAGAGCTTGCCGAGGAAAACAGCCTGCACCCGCTGGCCGCGATCCGCTGGGTGGGAGAGCGGCTGCGGGGATTCATCGACGCCGCCGCGGACAATGCGAAAGAAATAGTGGTGGCGACTTCTTGCGGCAATCACGGACGCACGACCGAGAAGCTGCGAACCAACGAAGCCG